TAGTAGCTTTGTCCATGTTGACATCCGCGACCTTGACGGTAATGAGTCTCCTGTAATGTGGACGTACTAGCTTGACTGATTTAAAGGTTGAGTTACTGCCGTGGCAACAAGAGGTCTACAACGATCCTACACGGTTTAAGGTTATTGCCGCAGGTAGACGTACAGGTAAGAGTAGGTTAGCTGCTTGGTCACTGATACTGAACTGCTTGTCAGCTAAGAAAGGTCAGGTGTTCTACGTTGCCCCTACACAGGGACAGGCTAGGGACATCATGTGGCAGATGCTACTGGAGCTAGGGCATAGTGTCATAGCCTCTAGCCATGTCAACAACCTACAGATTAAGTTTATCAACGGTGCGTTGCTGACGCTAAAGGGTGCTGATAGACCAGAGACTATGCGTGGTGTTAGTCTAAAGTTCTTGGTTATGGATGAGTACGCTGACATGAAGCCAGAGGTGTGGGAGCAAATCCTACGCCCTGCTCTTGCGGATCAGAAGGGTGATGCGATGTTCATTGGTACGCCAATGGGACGTAATCACTTCTACGAACTATATACATACGCTTGTGTATCTGAAGACCCTACATTCAAAGGTTATCACTACACGAGCTTTGACAACCCGTTGCTAGACCCGAAAGAGATTGAAGCTGCTGAAAAGAGTATGTCAGCCTTCTCCTTCCGACAGGAGTTCATGGCAAGTTTTGAGGCTCATGGTAGTGAACTCTTTAAAGAAGAGGATGTTAAGTTTTGTGAGGAAGAGCCTGTTGACGGTGATTATTATATCGCTGTCGATTTGGCAGGATTTGCAGACGTACAGAAAGTCACAACCAAAACAAAGAGGCTTGACCAAACAAGCATTGCGGTTGTTAAATGTGGTACTACTGGTTGGTGGGTTAGCAATATCATCCACGGGCGGTGGGGCGTTGAAGAGACAGCTAGACGTATCTTCCAAGCGGTACGAGATTATCAGCCTGTTGCCGTCGGCATTGAGAAAGGAGCGTTAAAGAACGCTGTGTACCCTTACCTCAACGATGAGATGAAGAAGAACCAACGATTCTTCCGTATAGAGGAACTCACCCACGGTAACAAGAAGAAGACAGATAGAATCGTGTGGGCGTTACAAGGACGCTTTGAACACGGTAACATAACATTAAACAAGGGTAAGTGGAATACTCAGTTCCTAGACGAGTTGTTTCAGTTTCCTAATCCACTAGTTCACGATGACTTGATAGACTCACTAGCATACATAGATCAGTTAGCCAAAGTTAGTTATGCTTATGACTACGAGGAAGAGGACTACGAATTTTTAGATAAATACGCAGGGTATTAACTATGGAACTAGAAGGCGCAGATAACTTTACTCTGGAGCAAGACCTAGAAGGTTGGGTCGTAGAGAAGTGTGACAGTTGGCGTGATCATTACGAAGCTAACTACTCACAACGATTTGATGAATACTACCGCCTATGGCGTGGTCAGTGGTCAGCACAAGATCAGACCCGTCAGTCAGAGCGATCTAAGATTATATCTCCTGCACTACAACAAGCCGTAGAGTCCTCTGTTGCTGAACTAGAAGAAGCTACCTTTGGCCGTGGCAAGTGGTTTGACATTAAAGATGATGTCAGAGATCAGAACCCTGCCGACATTGCAGCCCTACGTAACTACCTAGAGGAAGACTTTGCTAAGAACAAGGTGCGGAAAAGTGTTGCAGAGTGCCTAATTAATGCGGCAGTTTTTGGTACAGGTATTGCGGAAGTTGTATTAGAAGAAGAAAAAGAAATGGCTCCCGCTACACAGCCTGTCATGGGTGGTGAGCTACAGGCGGTAGGTGTCAGCATTAAAGACCGTACTTGTGTTAAGCTGCGCCCTGTCATGCCACAGAACTTCCTGATTGACCCAGTAGCTACGGACATCAACTCTGCACTAGGCTGTGCTGTAGATGAGTTTGTATCTAGCCACTTGGTTGAACAGCTACAGGAAAGCGGTGTATACCGTGACGTACCTCTGTCAATAGCCTCTAGCGACTTTAACCTAGAGCCTGACCAAGACCTCACTACCTTTGCAGAGGATAAGGTTAGACTGACCAAGTACTACGGCTTAGTCCCTACGCACCTGCTTAAGGCTGCTATGGAAGACCCTGAAGCAGTAGATGAAGAGGTTGTAGAGTTTAGCGAGGAAGAGGAAGAAAGCTACTACACTGAGGCAATGGTTGTTATTGCTAACGGTGGTATTCTGCTCAAGGCTGAGAAGAACCCTTACATGATGCAGGATCGTCCTATTGTCGCATTCCCTTGGGATGTCGTTCCTAGCCGCTTCTGGGGCAGAGGAGTATGTGAGAAAGGATACAACAGCCAAAAGGCGTTAGACGCAGAACTACGCGCTAGAATTGATGCTCTTGCTCTGACCATACACCCAATGATGGCTATGGACGCATCACGTATGCCTAGAGGTGCAAAACCTAGCATACAGCCAGGGAAAACTATTTTAACCAACGGCAACCCTGCTGAAGTTCTACAGCCGTTTAACTTTGGTAACGTAAGCCAGATTACCTTTGCACAAGCACAGTCTCTACAGACTATGGTGCAGACTGCCACAGGTGCTATTGACTCAGCAGGTATCGCAGGGTCTATCAACGGTGAAGCTACAGCAGCAGGTGTCTCTATGTCGCTAGGCGCTATCATCAAGCGTCACAAGCGTACACTGATTAACTTCCAAGACTCCTTCCTGATTCCGTTTGTACAGAAGGCGGCATGGCGTTACATGCAGTTTGAGCCTGAGCTATACCCAGTAGCTGACTACAAGTTTAACACCTCTAGCTCACTAGGCATTATTGCCCGTGAGTATGAAGTAACACAGCTTGTGCAGTTGCTACAAACCATGTCACCAGATACACCTATGTATCCTAAGTTGGTCATGTCCATCATTGACAACATGAATCTGTCTAACCGTGAAGAACTAATCGCTACACTTGAGCAAGCCAATCAGCCTAACCCAGAAGCACAGCAACTGGCACAGGCGACACAACAAGCTCAGATTGCATTTCAACAGTCACAGACTAATGCACTCAACGGACAGGCGCAAGAGTCACAAGCTAGAGCGCAGAAGTTGGCTGTCGAAGCACAGGCTATACCACAGGAGCTTGAGATTGACCGTATCAAAGCGGCCACTACTAACCTCAAAGCAGGTGACGCAGATGACAAAGAGTTTGAGAAGCGTCTAAAGATTTCAGAGCAGTTACTGAAAGAAAGAGAAGTAGCAGTAAAGGAGGGTAATGTTGCTAATCAGGCAACTCCTCAACCAACACAAGGACTACAGTAATGGTAAGCACAAGAGATTTAGAAAACGTAGTAGCTCAAGTAAATGTAAAGTTTGAGGAACTGTTTAATAAGATTGTACAGCTTGAGAAACAAATAGCTGAGAATACAGGAGCAAAGAATGCCAGTAAAAAAAGATCCAAGACTAGCTAGAGCAGGTGTAAGTGGTTATAACAAACCAAAGCGTACCCCTAACCATCCGAAGAAAAGCCATGTTGTTGTGGCGAAGGAAGGTGACAAAATCAAGACGATTAGGTTTGGAGAACAGGGGGCAAGCACAGCAGGTAAGCCTAAGGCGGGTGAATCTGCTCGTATGAAGGCAAAACGTGCTAGTTTCAAAGCTCGACACGCAAAGAACATAGCTAAAGGTAAAATGTCTGCGGCATATTGGGCAGATAAAACTAAGTGGTAATCATAGGAGGCTATTATGCCATACGGTAAAGGTACATACGGTAGTAAAGTAGGCAGACCACCGGCAAAGAAGAAAGCAAAACCTAAGAAGAAGCCTGTTAAACGATGAAAGGTCAGACCCACGGTGGTAAAGGTAGCGCCCAGAGAAAGACAGACCAGAAGAAGTTTGCAAGCAACTGGGACGCTATATACAACAAAACTGCACAGAAGTCAAGTAAAAATAAGAAATAATGCTTGACTTTCTTATGCTTTTATGTTATAATAACAGGGTACACTAACATTAACTCAGCTGTCCTAATAGGAGAAACAGTATGATAGACCCTAAGCTAGAACTATATTACCGCAACATGAAAGATATGTTTCGTTCAGAAGGTTGGAAACAACTGTTAGAAGACCTGAACTCTAATGCGGTAATGATTAACTCAGTAGAATTAACTAAAGATGTGGAAGACCTGCACTTTCGTAAAGGCCAACTTTCAATCGTAGCTAATCTACTTAATCTTGAAGCACAGCTTGATACGGCTGAACAGCAACAAATAGAAGACGCACAACAAGAAGCTACAGAGTAATGCGTATTCTGGTTGACTTTAAGTGTGATGACGGTCACATCAACGAAAGACTAGTTGATTCTGAATGTACTCACATACCGTGTTTAGACTGTGACAAGATAGCACAAAGAATTGTAAGTCCTGTGCGTTCCAAGTTAGACCCTCTGTCTGGTGATTTTTTAGGTGCAACTAGACAGTGGGAGAGGAATAGAGCGCAGAAGCTACAACAAGAGCGTAAGGCCAACTCCTAACCGAATCCTTACATAATACACCTCCATAATGAGAAATCACGGAGTTTAATAATGGCAACACTAATAGACGAGCGTCCAGAAGAAGAACTAGACAACAATGAAGAAGTAGTAGAGCAAGTAACTGAGGAACCTCAAGTAGAGGCAACTCCTCAAGAAGAAGAAATCCCTGACAAGTACAAAGGAAAGTCAACTGCTGAGATTGTACGGATGCACCAGGAGGCTGAGAAGTTATTAGGCCGCCAGAGCAGCGAAGTAGGGGAACTACGGAAAGTTGTTGACGACTACATACAGACACAACTCGACACGACAACACAAGCACCACAAGAAGCTGAAGAAGATATAGACTTTTTCTCTGATCCCGACAAGGCTGTCGAAAGAGCGATTAAGAATCATCCTTCAATCAAAGCTGCTGAAGCACAAACACAGCAGTACAAGCAACAGACAGCGCAGTCTCAATTGCTACAACGTCATCCTGACATGCAAGAGATTCTGCAAGATGGTAAGTTTGTTGATTGGATTAAAGGATCAAAGATTCGTACTCAACTCTTTGCACAAGCGGATACGCAGTATGACTATGAAGCCGCTGATGAACTTTTCAGTTTATGGAAGGAACGTCAACAAGCTGTTGGTCAAACTGTAGCACAAGAGAAAGCAAGCAGGAAGCAAGCTGTTAAGACTGCCTCAACAGGCGGTGCAAAGGGAAGTGGTGAAACAGCAACGCGAAAGGTTTATAGACGCTCAGACATTATTAAACTAATGCAGGATGATCCTGAAAGGTATTTGTCTTTGTCTGATGAAATCATGCAAGCATATGCTGAAGGGAGAGTCCGAAACTAATTTCATTATAGGACTTTTATTATGACTGATTCAACTTATCCCGCAATGGGCGGAGCAGTAGACAACACATCTGCTGCTAAATTTATTCCAGAAATCTGGAGTGACGAAGTAATTGCTGCATACAAGAGCAATCTTGTTCTAGCTAACCTCGTTAAAAAAATGAGCATGACTGGTAAGAAAGGCGACACCATCCATGTTCCTAAGCCAACTCGTGGTGCGGCTCACGCCAAAGCCGAAGGTGTTGCAGTTACTATTCAGAACGCTGTTGAGTCTGAAGTACTGATTAACATCAACAAGCACTTTGAGTTTTCACGTTTGATTGAAGACATCACCGAAGTACAGGCTCTCGCTTCTTTGCGTCAGTTCTACACTGGTGACGCAGGTTACGGCCTAGCCAAGCAAGTAGACGATGATCTGTTTACTCTTGGTAAGTCTTTCGGTAACGGTGACGGTTCTTCTTGGGTACACAACGCTGCATTCCAGATCACTTCTGGTGGCGCTTTGGAAGCCTACGATGCTGACGGCACTGCTGACGTTAATGCCTTCACTGACGGTGCGTTCCGCGCATTGATTCAGAAGATGGATGACGCAGACGTTCCTATGGACGGACGTAGCTTTATCGTTCCTCCTTCACTGCGTAACGCTATCATGGGTATTGATCGCTACACTTCTACTGACTTTGTTAATGGCAAAGGCGTAGAGACTGGCAAGATTGGTAACCTCTATGGCGTAGATGTATTCGTTTCTACTAACGTACCTACTATTGAATCTGGTGTACGTGGCGCACAGCTAATCCACAAGGACACCAATGTTCTTGCAGAGCAGCAAGGCGTTCGTTCTCAGACTCAGTACAAGCAAGAGTTCTTGGGTACTCTCTACACTGCTGATACGCTTTACGGTTGTCAAGTAATGCGTCCTGAAGCAGGATTCGTATTGGCTGTTCAGTAAGCTGATGCAACTAAGGGGATTCTACGGAGTCCCCTTTCCCTTTTCCCTTTGTTTGTTTTCGTAGGAGTTATTAATGGCTATATTTAGAGGTGACGGTGGTGCAGGTGATTCCAATACGGATGCCACGCTATTAGCCGTTACAGAACAAGCTGTCATAGCTACTACGAAAGCAAGCGATGCAGCGGCCAGTGCTGTTGAAGCGGCTAACTCTGCAACCACAGCATCTACCAAGGCAACTCAGGCAGCTACATCTGCAACTGATGCGGCCAACAGTGCTTCAGGTGTTGCAGGGTATGCCACTGCCGCAAGTAACTCAGCGACTGCCGCAGCTACTTCAGAGACTAATGCGGCCACTAGTGCCACAGCGTCCGCTACAAGTGCTACAGCAGCCAGTGCCTCTCAGACAGCCGCAGGAGCCTCTGAGACAGCTTCCGCTGCTAGTGCTACCACTGCTACCACTAAAGCCGCAGAAGCCGCTACAAGCGCAACCAGTGCGTCTAACAGCGCATCTACGGCTACGACTAAGGCATCAGAGGCTGCTACTAGCGCATCTAACGCTTCCACCTCTGAGAGCAATGCGGCTACGTCAGGATCTAATGCGGCAACATCAGCTACGAATGCTAGTGACTCCGCTACAGCATCAGCAGGTTCAGCAAGCGGTGCAGCTACTTCCGCTACTAACGCAAGCAACAGTGCTACAGCGGCTAGTACATCAGAAACTAATGCCGCTAGTTCAGCTACAGCAGCATCTACGTCAGCTACTAACTCTGCTAACAGTGCTACTGCGTCAGCGACTAGTGCGGCAACGGCAACAACTAAGGCAAGTGAAGCAAGCACCAGTGCCACAGCAGCCGCCTCTAGCGCATCTACAGCGTCTACCCAGGCAAGCAATGCAGCCACTAGTGCTACAGCGGCATCCACTGCTCAGACCAATGCAGAGACAGCAGAGACTAACGCAGAGACTGCTGAGACTAATGCGGCAGCTAGTGCAACAGCAGCGGCTAGCAGTGCTACGTCAGCGGCTACTAGTGCATCCAATGCCGCTAGTACATTAGCATCAGCGGCACTGAAGGCTAACAACCTGTCTGACTTAGCTAGTGCAAGTACAGCTAGGACTAACTTAGGCTTAGGCACTGCGGCAACTACAGCGTCTACTGACTACCTAGCCTCTACAGGCGGTACAGTGACAGGGACTGTGGAGCTTGTTAGTACAGACACTAGCTCCTCTGCTGCTCCTATTCTATGCCTGTATCGCAACAGTGCATCTCCTGACGATGGTGACTACTTAGGTCAGATTAAGTTCCAAGGAGAGAGCGACACAGGTGTAACAAGGCTATTTGCTAAGATTACTGCCAAGACTTCAGATGTCACTAACGGGTCAGAAGATGGCTTGATAGAGACAGCAGTGAAGCAAAACGGCTCTAATGTTATTGTTTCTCGTCAGACAAGTTCAGCTTTAAAACTTATTAATGGTTGTGCTATAGAAGTAGATGGAACAGTGACAGCGACAGGCGGTACATCTACTAACTGGAATACAGCCTACGGTTGGGGCAATCATGCTTCAGCAGGTTATTTAACATCTTCATCAACTTTAAATGCAGACAACGTGACTACTGGTACGCTTGATGGCGGCACATACTAAAGGTATATAAACATGGCAACAAAAATTGTAACAAAGAATAGTTCAACTGCTTCTGCCGTCCCTACAGCAAGTGATCTTGTACAGGGTGAACTGGCGGTCAATGTAGCTGACAAACGATTATTTACTGAGGACAACGGTGGTAGCATTATTGAGCTTGGTACTAACCCTAGCACCATAGACATCAACGCAGGTTCTATTGACGGCACAGCCATTGGCGCATCCTCTGCATCCACAGGCGCGTTTACTACGCTGACTGCTAGTGGTGCATTCACAAGTGTTGGTATTGATGACAATGCAACAAGCACTGCAATCACTATTGATTCTTCAGAGAATGTGGGCATAGGGACTTCAGCCATCATGCAGGACTTTGGTGGCGGCAGGACAACGCTTGCACTCAAAGGCACAGGTAGTGCTGATTACTCGACACTACAGCTAGGTAACTACGGCACTTCGTCCAACGGCCAGATTCACGGCCTCATAAACTTCTATGACGGCACAACATCTGTATCAAGAATACAGAGCGTTAGGGCTTCAAATACCTCTGATGCTCATCTTGCGTTTTACACTGCGCCTTCCTCTGGTGGAATTACAGAGCGTATGCGCATCGACTCCTCTGGCAAAGTAGGCATAGGGACTACATCGCCTTCTACGGAATTGCACGTTGATGGCTCAATAACTTATGACGGTAGATTAAGACCTCACTCAACAGCATCAGATGGCTCTGCGGCTGTTCCCGCTATAGTAGTGGGTTACGATTACGACACTGGGTTTTTTCACCCCGCTTCTAACACTATTGGCTTTACAACTGGCGGCTCAGAACGCATGCGTATCGACGCCTCTGGCAACCTGTTGGTGGGCCAAACTTCCGCTAACAACACTGTTAATGGTGTTCGTTTAAGTGGAAGCGGAACATCGTGGTTTACAGCAACTAGCGATTACCCAATGGGATTAAACCGTCAAACCTCAGATGGGCCAATTTTATGGCTAGGTAAAGACGGCTCATTAACCGGCTCAATAGGCACAGTATCAGGCGACATACGCATTGGTGGCCTTGATGACAACCACGCATCATTAAGATTTGCCGCATCATCTAAGGCTGTACTGCCTGTTAAAAACAGTGACGGTGGCCTGAGCGACAACACTACTGACTTGGGTGCTTCATCTGCCCGCTTCCAAGACATCTACGCCACCAACGACACTATCCAGACATCTGACCGCAACGAGAAGCAAGACATTGAAGAACTCTCTGAAGCAGAGCAACGTGTCGCTGTAGCCGCTAAAGGCTTACTGCGTAAGTTCCGTTGGAAGGACTCAGTAGCTAAGAAGGGTGATGACGCTCGTATCCACTTTGGAATCATTGCACAAGACCTACAGGCCGCCTTTGAAGCTGAAGGCTTAGATGCAGGTGACTACGCAATGTTCATCAGCACTACGTGGACTGACGAAGAAACTAACGAAGAAAAGACTAGGATGGGCGTTCGCTACAGTGAGCTACTCGCCTTCATCATCTCAGCAATTTAATTAGAGGAATAAAACAATGGCAGTAACTTGGACAATCTCAACCTTAGAACGCAACACTGATGACGGTGTTGTTGTAGCACACTGGCGTGCCTCAGACGCTGATGGCGACTACTCAGGTAGCTCATACGGCACTTGCGGCTTTACCCCTGACAGCACTGCTGATGGCTATGTAGCCTATGACAGCCTAACAGAAGAAACTGTAATAGGATGGGTAAAGGCTGACGTAGACGCTGACGCTATTGAGGCAAGCATTGCGGCACAGATTGCAGACAGCAAGGCTCCCGCAATTACTGTTGGAGTGCCTTGGTAATGATTGATCCCGTCACGGCCATCAGCATAGCCACTAACGCCTTTGGCACGATTAAGCGTATGGTAGCTGCGGGTCGTGATGTGGAGGATACATTATCACAGATAGGACGTTGGTACGGAGCAGTAAGTGATTTAAATGAATGTCAACGAAGAGCAGAAAACCCGCCCTTGTTTAAGAAGATTGTTGCGTCACAGTCTGTTGAGCAAGAGGCAATGCAGGTATATGCTCACCAAAAGAAGATACAGCAACAAGAGAAAGAACTCAGGGAACTCCTGATGTATTCCTATGGGCCAAACGGCTACAAAGAGTTAGTAGAGTTACGTAGGAAGATTAAGGAGCAACGAGAAAAGACTATATACGCACAAGAGCGTAGACGTAAAGCAGTATTCTGGAACACAATACAAGCCGCAGGTATCCTGGTATTAGCCTCTGGTGTTTACTTAACAATCTCTTGGATCATAGGACAAGGAAATGGATGAACAAACGAAAGACATGTTGGATGTTACTGCAATATCTACGGCTATATTATCGCTAGCATCTTGGCTACCGCCTGTAGCATCACTGCTGACAATCATCTGGCTAGGTATTCGCATCTATGAGTCTGACACTGTACAGAAACTTGTGCATGGTGAGACAAAAGAACTTGACAAACAAGACTAAATAGTGTATAATATATGAGTATTTTAAATAGTTTAATAGGGCCAGTGACAGGTCTTTTAGATAAATTCATAGAAGATAAAGATAAGAAAAACCAAATAGCCTATGAACTATCTACTATGGCTGAAAAACATGCTCAAGAATTAGCCAAAGGGCAGATAGAGGTCAACAAGGCTGAAGCGGCACACAAGAGTTTATTTGTCGCGGGATGGCGTCCTGCTATTGGTTGGGTATGTGTCTTAGGTATGGCAGGGAACTTCATCACTATACCAATCACTAACATGATCTTAGAACTAATGGGTTCAAGCGTTACAGTCCCACTAATCCCTACAGCAGAAATGATGCCTATACTGATGGGCATGTTAGGCTTAGGTGCTATGCGTACAGTAGAGAAGACTAAGAACGTACAGAGAGAACGATAATGGCTTTACGGGGAAGAAGTAATATACTCAGAAAAGGAAGAGGCTTTACTGCTCCTGTTCCTACTGTACAGCCTGTAAAAGAAGAGGTTGTTTCTTTAGCGAGTCCTTTTGATTTTAATGCTACTCCTTTTGCGTCTACTGTTACTTCACCTGTTATTAGTGAACCAGAGCCTATTAAAGTTATGGGTTCTAGGACTGAACCTACAACAACACCTAAATTAACTGAGTCTACTATGTATGGTACTCAGCATAAATTCCAACCTAAAACTCCAGAGTTGCTTCAATATGAAGCTAATTTAAAAGACCCAGAATACTTAAATAAATTAAAAGAAGGACTAAGTAATCTTCCTGAGATTGGCCCTATAGGTTCAGGAATAACACCAGAGTTTTTAGAAACTATTGAACCTAAAATGCAAGACATGCAGCTTGAAACTTTAGGTCTTACAAGAGAAGAAGTAAATCCTGATGTGTTTAAAGATACAGAATCTTTTGTTGAGTTTAAAGAAAAAGCTACAGAAGAAATGCAGGACATGCAGCTAGGTAATTTACAAACATTAGCGTCTGAAGATCCCACACAGTTTAGCACAGTCTGGCCTACGCTTGACATACAAGATCAGATTCGTTATGTAGATGAACTAAATCTTGACAAAGATGACCGTTTAAACACAATGGCTCAATCTTTACAATCACATGCTAATAATTATATGTATCAAGAAGATCCTATACATTATTATGTAGTAGATGAAGGAAAGGTGTGGCAAACTAGCATGGATTCAGAAGGGACTTTACGCTTTTTTAGAGAAGCAGACATCCCCGGCCAAGAAGCAGGCAAGCCCCGCTCTACTGGTAGTATGTTAGAGTTTGCTTTAAACAACCCTGTAACTCAAATAGCAGGTATAGTTAATCCTGCTGTTGCGTTAGCAACCACAGGAGCTAAGTTAGCTTCAGGTGTAGACGTATCTCCTGTTGAGTTAGCAAGCAGTTTAATGACTGGCTTAAACATGACAGGAGTAGTTAAACCTCCAGTACCTAATGTAGCGGGAGATAAAGGCACTGGCTTGTTTGGTACTACTTACGGACAAACACAGACTGCATTAAACGTAGCAGCCGCAGGAGATGCCAAAGGTGCTGCTCTTGCTTTGGTTGGTAACGATCTTATTAAAGGTGGTTTAGATAAAGTAGGGCTAGACCAAGCAACTATTGAACGCGCAGGTATTCAGTACGATGACTTTGAGGCAGGTGTAGGTAAAACTGTACAAAAGCTAGCAGCAGGTGAGGAGCTAGATGAGGCTCTTGCTCATGGCTTAGGTAAGTATATTAGAGAAGGCGGTACGCTAGGTTCTATTGACTTACCTGAGACTAACATAGACTTAGGTGTTATTGAAGACGTTGTTAGAGATTTAGTACGTCCTATTGGAGAGATAGGTACTGCACTTGCTAATGTTGTTGAAGACGGAGTACAAGCAATAGGCGATGCTACTAGACCTATTATTAAAGCTATAGAAGAACCACTAAAGCCTATTGGTGATGTCATTGAAAATGTTGGTCAGGTTACTGGTGACGTTGTTGAAGACGTAGCTCAGGTTACTGGTGACGTTGTTGAAGACGTAGCTCAGGTTACTGGTGACGTTGTTGAAGATGTAGCAAGACCTGTTGGAGATGTTATAGAAGATGTGGCTCAAGAGTCTGGTGACGTTATTGAAGACGTAGCTCAAGCAACAGGTGATGTGTTGTCTGACTTAGACACGGCTGTTAGAAAACATCTACCAAAGGTTAGTTTATCTGGTTTTGATTTACCTTTTGAGTTAAGACCTACACTTGTTTCAGACACAGGTGAAGACTTTATACCATCGCCTACACGCACAACAGACAGCTTGTTTAATGATGAGCTATTTCAGTTTGAAACAGAGATAGGCATCAGCGATTATCCTATAGAGTCACAAGGAGAAGAACTAGAGTTGTTTTACCCAGAGTCTGCGCTACAGTTAGACTACGGGCGAGATGCTGACAACTTCTTTGAAAATACTATTTACGAAGCTAAACCACGGAGTTACAATTTCTAATGACTTACTTACAACTGGTAAACAGCGTACTACGCAGACTGAGGGAGGATGAAGTAACTACTGTTGCTCAGACATCCTACTCTAAACTTATTGGTGAGTTTGTCAATGACGCTAAACGCACCGTTGAAGACGCTTACGATTGGACTGCACTACGCACTACTCTCACTGTGTCAACTACAGCAGATACATTTAACTATGTACTCACTGGCTCACAGAACAGAATGAAGTTGTTAGATGTTGTTAATGACACATCAGATTGGTTCATGCAGTACCGTGGCTCACGTTGGATGGACAATGCTTTCTTAATTGAGACTCCACCTATAGGCGCACCACAGTTCTACAGCTTTAACGGTGTTGATGCTAATGGTGATAATGCTGTTGATATTTACCCAAAGCCTGACGGTGTGTATCAGTTACGCTTTAACGTGGTGTTACGTACAGCAGACTTTACAGAAGACACAGACAAGCTAGGCGCACCTTCATCACCTGTCATACAACTAGCTACTGCATTAGGTGCTAGAGAGCGTGGTGAGACTGGAGGCACTAGCGCGGCAGAGTTGTTTGCACTGGCAGATAATACCTTGGCTGACGCTATTGCTATTGATGCGTCACAACATCCTGAAGAAACTATCTGGTATTCTTAATGGCTCAACAATTACAGAACATTACCGTTGCCGCCCCTGGCTTTGCAGGTCTTAACACACAGGACTCGCCCATTGGTGTTGATCCATCGTTTGCCGCTGTTGCAGACAACTGTGTTATTGACAAGCTAGGCCGTATTGGTGCGCGTAAGGGTTGGGAAGCAGTGTCTACTAACGGCTCTTCTGTGCTAGGAAGTAGTCGTGGCATAGAGATGGTGTATGAATACATTGATAACTCTGGTGACAAACGTATCATATCAGCAGGTAACAATAAATTATTCACAGGCACTACAACACTAACAGACGCTACACCAACAGGTTATACTCCAACAGCTAATAACTGGAAAGCTGTTACTTTAAACGATCATGTGTATTTGTTTCAACGAGATCACGAGTATGTGTTAGGTACAGATCATGGAGGTTCTTTTGTATTAGAAGAACACTCAGCACACAGCCACGCTACAGGTACTCCTCCAGAAGCTAATGAAGTTTTAGCGGCCTATGGTAGACTCTGGGCAGCAGACATTACAGGCAACAAGCACACTGTCTACTGGTCTGATACGCTTAATGGTCATCACTGGACAGGTGGTACGTCAGGCTCGTTAGACGTTACTACTGTATGGCCTACAGGCTTTGATGAGATAACGGCTCTAGCGGCTCACAATGGCTTCCTAATCATCTTTGGTAAGAAGTCTATACTTGTGTACTCAGGTGCATCTAGCCCCGCCACTATGACGCTTACAGACACTGTAGAAGGCGTTGGCTGTATAGCTCGTGACTCAGTACAGCACACAGGCACTGATATTATATTCCTGTCTGATTCAGGTGTACGTAGTTTTGGTAGGACTATACAAGAAAAGTCTATGCCTATGCGTGACATCAGTAAGAATGTACGCACTGACTTGTTAAACTTGATACCGCTACAGACTAACCCTATCAAGTCTCTGTACAGTTCTGAAGAGGCTTTCTACCTACTGACGTTACCAGACAGCAACACTGTGTACTGCTTTGATATGCGTACTGCACTGCCTGATGGGTCACAACGGGCTACAACGTGGTCAGGAATGTATCCTCTGTCGTTTGCTGTGTTGGAAGGTGGTGAGATATACATAGGTATCTCTAGCGGCATAGTTGAGTACAAGGGCTACATGGATGGTGCTGTTAAATACGAGATGAGATACTTCAGTAACCCTATGGACTTTGGTAACACTTCCAACCTGAAGTTCTTGAAGAAGTTTAACATGACCATCATTGGTGGACAGAACACACCTACTACATTGAACTGGGGCTATGACTATACTGAAAGCTACACTAAACAAGCGTTTACATTCGGCTCTAGCAACATTGGCGAGTACGGTGTTTCTGAGTATAACACTACAGCAGAGTACACCTCCTCTATTCTAATCAACACACCAAAGGTTAACACTAGCGGTAGTGGTGAGGTAGTAACCATTGGTATTGAAGCAGAGGTTAATGGTGCTGCTTTTTCTATTCAAAAAATTGACATACACGCTCTACTAGGGAGACTTATCTAATGTCTAATTACACTAAGACAACTAACTTTGCTACAAAGGATTCTCTCCCTTCAGGCAATGCTGCTAAGATTGTGAGAGGTACAGAGATCGACACTGAATTTAACAACATTGCCACTGCCAGTGCCACTAAAGCTGACACTGCTAGTCCTACTTTCACAGGTACTGTAACAGCCGCTACCGTGAACGTCACAGGAACACTGACGGCTGACACAATTACTGGAGGGTCATACTAATGGCTTTAACTGATCTACTCCGCGCAGGTGGAGAGTATTACTTAGGACAAGAAAACATTGCAGGAGCAGAACAGCTAGGGCGTGAAGCTCAAGCGGGAATGCAAGCGTTAGCTCAACAAGTACCTGAAGCTACACAATTTAGACCATACACTGTTACTAGTGGTCTAGCCAATGTAGCCACTACACCTGAAGGTGGCTTAGGTGTTACGTTATCTCCTGAGCAACAAGCGGCACAACAGCAACTACTAGGCCAGGCTACAGGTTTGTTTGGTCAGGTAGGTGCAGACCCTGCTACAGCACAGGCAGAGTTATTTGAGCAGATGAGAGCCGTACAGCGTCCTGAAGAGGAACGTCAGCGTCTAGCATTAGAAGAGCGTCTGTTGTCACAAGGCCGCTTAGGGTTATCCTCTGCCGCCTACGGTGGTGCTTCTCCTGAGTTACTGGCTCAAGAGACTGCACGACAGGAAGCTATGGCACGAGCGAACCTAGCCGCTAGACAGCAAGCACAGGCAGAGCAGTTACAAGCAGGTCAGCTAGGTGGTATGCTACAGGCCGCAGGTTATCAGCCACAAGCTCAAGCGCTAGGATTATTTGGTGCTGCTCAGATTCCTGCACAGCTACAGCAGAGAGGTCAGTTAGCAGGGGCAGAGTTAGGTACTCAGCTACAACAAACAGGGCTAGAGGCTCGTCTACAAGCAGAAGACTTAGCTAATCGTTTACGTTTACAGCGTGATCAAGGCTTAATGACTAGCTTGTTAGGTCAACAGCCTACAATGCAAGAACAGCTAATGAACAGAATCATTGGCGGTGCAAACGCTACAGACAGCGGTGGTTTCTTAGGCTCTATTTTAGATTACTTTAATAAAGACAAGCCTTCTTCTCCTAGTGCTTCAGCTTCTCAATTAATGTTTGGTAACGCAATGGGATTAACACCTGCTCAGTTACTTGCAGGTATTAGCGGCCCTAGTGCAGAAGAACAACTAGCACTAGAAGACTTAACAGATTACTAAGGAGAACAACAATGGCTAGAACAGATATTGCAGGACTCCTTACAGGCGTACCTAGCGGTGGTATTGATCCAATGGCTGTAGGAGGCACTCCTGCACAACAGAGGTTAGCCTTTGGCGCACAACGCGCACAAGGACTACAACGCGCTGCTCGTGGTTTAATGGGACAAGACACTAGAACTCCGTCAGAGCAACTACAGATGGCTATGGCGCAGTTGGACATGTCTAACCCTGATGACCTACGTAAGATTGCTCAGATACAACAAGCTACTGGCGACTTAGCAGGTGCTGCACAGACTGCGGCCAGGATTAAGCAGATGCAACAAGAAGAAGCATCTATTAAACAAACTTTAACGACTAGACAATCTTTAATATCTCGTTTGTCTCAAGATAAAAAATATGAAAATGTTATTCCTTTAGTTGCTTCAGGTGTTTTTGATAATAATTTTGCTGAGTTGTTGCCTATGTTAGCTCCTGAAGAAAAAGGTGTAGAGTTAAGTAAACCTTTTGCAGGTGAGCATAACGGTACTCCTATTATGTTGTCTGTCAAAAGCGAACAAGGGAAGGACGATGTAGTTGTAAATGCTTTAACTCAAGAACCTGCACCTGCGGGTACTACTATAGATAAAAATGGTACATCAGTAGAAGTAAACTTAGGTCAAGAAGGAAGAAGCGCGTTTATAGAAAAACTAGGCGAAAAAAGAGCAGGAAGTCTCATAGATCAGTTTGAAGACGCTAAAGCAGCTTCTTTAAAAAGCGATGTTATAGACACGCAATGGGATACAATAAGCCAAGGCGCAGGTATTCTAACAGGAACAGGGGCTGAGATAAAACTAGGCGCAGGTAAATTATTAAAAGCTGTCGGTCTAATAAGCGGTGAAGGAGAAGAATTAATAAGCAATACCGAAACATTTATAGCTAATGCAGGTAATCTTGTTGCTGAAGTTATTAAAGCGTTTGGCGCAGGTACTGGTCTTTCTGACGCTGATAGGGAGTTTGCTAAAGGAATTGTAGGCGGTACAATAACTCTTGATGGTGAGTCTTTAAAGAGACTTATTAAGTTACAAGCTAGAGCAACTAGGAAAAAGATACAAGAGCATAATAAACAAATAGCTAAATTAGGTGGAGAAATAGCTCAATTTGGAATGACTGTGGATGTTCCTGAATTTGCTTGGGCTTATGACCAAAAGCCTAAAGTAGATGCTGAAATTCAGAAACTTATTGATTTATACACACCAAACTCAGGAGCGTCTAGATAATGGCTGAATTAGACCCTGTATTACAACAAGCGGCAGATGCTTTAAAGGCAGCACACGCAGCTGGTGATGCTGAAAACGCTCAAAAACTTGCTAATTATATTAAAAACTATAGCCCCGCGCCTGTTATAGATACTGCTGTAGAAGAGCCTGTTGGTTATCTAGATCAGCTTGCTACAATTCCTGATTTAATTCCTGACGCTGTTAATAGTTTTATGGAGAGTTTTGACGAAAGAGTTGAGTCAGCTAGGGGAACACAGCAAGCAGTGCGTGAAGGTAGAGTTCTGCCTGAAGTAGGAGCTACCATGAACACAGTAGCATTAGGTTTCGGAGTTCCTATAGACGTAATAGCAGAAACAATAGGCACAGGAGTTAAAGGAGTCAGTCTGTTAATTCCTGACGCTATGGAAAAACCTGTTGTTAATGCTTTTGCAACAGCAGTTAATACTGTATTAAGCACTTCAGCAGGACAACTAGCTTTACAGGCTTTGGACGGAGGAACAGAAGAGTACCAAAGACTAAAAAAAGAAAACCCTGAAACATTTAAAGCAATAGAAGCCGCTGTAAACATACCTTTGCTTTTAGGGCCTAGCGTGTTTTCTAAGCCTGTGTCTAATTCAATAGGTTCGGCAGGGACTAGAATTGTAAACACTAGTGATAAAAAAATAGCTCAAACAAAAGAAAAGTTTGTTAATGACCTAATAAAACCAGTACAAACAAAAAAGGTTTTAGAGGAACAGCTACCAAGAACAAGGGTAGAAGGTGTTTTACAGAAAGCTGTAGTAGAGTTAACTCCTGATGAGAAGGAGATGTCTGTACTATTACAAAACATTCCTAGCGTGTCTTACGGTAAAACTTTAAAACATAATGGGATTGTTATTCGCAATAATATATATAAAAAAGCAGACGATCTTATTAAAAAACTAGATAAGCAAGAAAAAAACAGAATAGCTGCTACAGGAGCTACTGGTCGTATTGATGTACAACAAGTATCTGACCGTTTAATAAAAGACGTACAGGATTTAATTGAGACTAATCCTTTAATCAAAGGACAAAAACCTTTACAGGACACAGCTAATGCACTGCTAAATAAAACTTTACAGCTTTTAAAAGATAAGCCTTTAACTCCTGCAAATGTTTTAAGAGTTCGTCAAGACTTAGATAAGTTTATCTTAAAAAACAAAGGTAGTGTGTTTAACGCAGCAGACGAAAATGCTTTGAGTGTTCCTTTCAGAACAATTAGAGAAACTTTAAACAGTGTTGTTGACGAGGCTGTGCCAAGCGCAGGAGTTAAAAAGTCTCTTAGAGAACAAACGCTGATGTACAGAGCGTTAGATAACATAAACCCTAAAGCAGCGGAAGAAGCCGCGACAATACTAGGAAGAACAGTACAGAATATAACCAAAGTTCTTCCTTATGATAGCCAAAGAGGGCTTTGGTTAGCTAATGCCGCAATGTTAGGAACAGCAGGGACTGCTTTGTCTTTTCCACAGTTGATACCGTACATGGCAGGTGGTTTAGCTTTGACAGGACTAAGCAGGGTCACTATGGGATCTGCTGCTCCTGCTAGAGTTAAAAAGTTATTTGGTCAATTATTACAAGCTACGGATAAAGCAATTAAAACTTCAAAAGACACTACAATGATAAAACAGTTACACGCTGATAGAATCTATATTGCTGATGCTTTAAAAGGATTGGCGACAGAAGAGGAAGAAGACGTACCAGAGTTACTTGCTAGACCATAACAAAAAAGCCCTATGTAGTCATCTACATAGGGCTTTTTAGTACCTACAACATTTACACTATCTCACACGCACCACCTACACAGGCCAACTCCTGGCTACCTGTTGTGTTGTCATCCTGCTCAAACTGTTCCAGAGCAGACCACTCTACATTCACTGGCATAGCCGCAAGTAACTCCTCATACTTCTCAGCGTCTATGTCCTCATACGGAGCTTGTTGATATACATGATCGCTATACGGCAACAGACTAATACCACTACACAGATCAAAGTTATCCCATATCCACTGTGCAACTTCCAAGAACTCATCGTCTGTATAATAAACAGTAATGCTTGGTTTATGTTCACACCAATGGTTCTGGTAGGCTTTCCACAGCTTTAACTGCTCCATAGCACCTACTTGTTTAACTGTGGTGCAACCCTGTGGAGACTTGACAGGAAAGCTGAACACCAATGACGCTTGACTCATCAGGTCTTGCTCTACTGGGAATCCTGCTGTTTGCATAAACTGTGCAAGTGGGTCTTTCTTGTCACTACGTACTCTGCGAATGTAATGCTCAGAGAAGCGAGGATGGATGCCACTAGCAGAATCGACAAGCTGAGATACAGTACCGCTTGGCTTAACACATGTAATAGCCGCAGACTGATTAATCCCAAGTTTAGCCGCCCACTTCTCGTTAGTTTTAACAGCAACGTCACGTATCTGTTCAAGCCACTTCTCCAAGTCAGGTGATTCGCCTTTGCTCAACAGGTAGTGATCCATGATGCCTGTCATGCTTACGCCTAGCAATGCTTCCTCTTCCGTATTTCTCTTCCATACATTCCGTAAATAGCGGAAGTCTGTCAACGTAGCCTGTAGTGTACCAATGATAGCCGCTACCTCTGCCTTCTTCTTCAGCGTGTCTAGGTCATCTTCAGGACGCACTACAATCTCTGACAGGTTACAGAACTGATTACTACGTAGGATGATTTCAGAGCAAGGGTTAGTACCAAAGTCCTGCTCAGGGTCACGCCTACCGTTACGTCCTGCAATCTTCTGAGCAGCAACTCGACTAAAGATACCACGCTCTCCTGCCTTGCTCTCGTACATGTTCTGCATCTCTGCCAAGAAACTCTCAAAGTCTGGCTTCTCAGTGTACGCCACAGAGTTGTTAGCAAGCCTACGCTGTCCTTCTGTGTCCCACCAGTTGCCATTTTTAGCCTTAGCCATGCGTGGATCTGACAAGTTAGACAGGCTAATCAGGGCTGACCTACGCACACCACCAACGACTACAATGTCTGCAATCTTACAGCATACATCATGGCACTCAATAGAGGTTAGCTTACGTCCTGCTGACTTCTGGAATATGCCTACACAGAAGTGAAACAGATCATCAAGAGGCTCTGGCCCACTAGCACGTCCACCGAATGTCTTTAGCCTAGCACCAGACTCTCGTATCTTGCTCATGTCCCACTTGGGTATCTTACCTGCGTACAGCAGACTGATTAGCTCACGGAACGCAGAAGCCCAACCAATCTTGCTGTCAGCTACGACAATGGTGCTGTCGCTAGGGTGGAACTCTTCAGCAACGATGGGTAGTTTGTTAATGAAGTTACGCTCAACGCTGAAGCCTACGCCTGTACCGCACATCAGAACATACATCAACTCGTCAAAGCTACGTGGTGAGTCAATGTGTAGGTAGCTACAGTTAAACCCTGCTACGTTGTCTTTAGCCAGTGCAGCCCCTGCTGTCATCATACAGCGCATAGAAGGCATTACATCCAGGTGTAGGATAGCTTCTTTGAGTAGGTTATAGTCTTTACCTTTTAGCTGTCCACGTTCTTTAAAGAAGTCTACATAGCGTGTGACTGTCTCTTCCCAAGTCTCTCGTCTACCTTCCTCTGGCAACCAACGAGCGTACCTGCTCTTGTGTATAAACTGCTGATACTGATCCACTAGTTATTCTCCTCTGTTACCATTGCTGTTAGTTTGTTTAAGTACCAACCTGCCTTCTGTAAGTCCTGTACCTGCTTACCTTTGTACTCGTAACGCCACAGATACTTCATGCAGTTGCCCTTGAGGTAGCCTTTGAATGCAACACTGGACATGGACTCCTCTATTGCATCAATACACTCTATGTTGCCTGTGTTGTAGTGGCTAGGGTTATTCACTGGGTCTATCTCTTTAGCTTCTTCTTCAGCCAACTGTTGCCACTTCTCTAGTCCTGTCTTTACTGTCTTCTCGCTGTAGTCCTTGGTTACTCTGTCCCACTCAGCGGGGCTTACGTCATTGAGTCTCATGTTTAAAATCCTCTGCTAATTCTTCAAATCTGTCGTTGATGCGATCACTAAACTTGTTGACTAACTCTTCTGAGCTTATATCTAATATCTCTATGATTGTTAGCTCGTCTAGCATCGACATCTTCTCTAGTAATTCATAGTAGGTTAGAGGCATCCTAGTCTCCGTACTTCTCTCTCAAGTAGTTTATACTAACAGGTAGCTCATCACAACCACCGTCTTTAACCTCATTAAGCATCCATATCCCTGACCAACTGCCATTAGTCTGTGGGTTAAGGTAGTCTTCATCGTGCTGATAGAAGATACCAGAGAACAGTCCTAGCATATTAGTACCATCAGCCTTCCTAGCATAGGCAATGTCCCTGTCCTGTACGTGTCCCATCACACACGACATATACTTCTTCTGTAGCATCAGCTTTGCACTGCTTACTGGTCTGCCCATAACACCACTGGTGAAGTAGTGGGCATAGGCTATGTCGTCAATGATGACAGGCTCCAGGAATGGATAAACTTCCCAACCAAACTCTTCTAGCTGAAAGTCTTTGTAGCTAATTAAACCGTCTAGCTTAGGGTCTGCATTGGTTGCTCTTTCTATGCGGTTCTCGTGGTTGCCTAGAGTGAACACTAGTCTAGGATTCCAACGCTTGTCTTTGTTGCGTATCAGGCGGTTCTGCTCATCCTTGATAGGACGCATGAACATCTCCATAGCAGCAACACCTGCTTCTATGTCGTTGGTGTAGCGTCTGCCTTCAAAGCTACGAGTGCCTACATCGTATGATGAGAGACTAGGTAGATCAAACCAATCACCTATCATCACAATAACGTCAGGCTTCTTGTCTACAGCGTACTGCCCTGCCCATCGTAGATGCTCTATAGACTGGTCTGGCTTTACTTGCGTGTCTGGTATTACTAAATGTTTAGTCATTAAAAGATTCCTCTGCTAAATACCACGTAACACACTTTCTGTTGCATGAACTACATACACGAGCTAGTCCTTGCTTGGCTAGCCCTAAGTTTTTTAAATCAGGCAATCGTCTGCTGAATATCTGACGCTGTTGATACATATCTCCCTCAGACAAATCAGCCAGTTCTCTGCTTGTCAGTCCTTGATTATCAACTAAAATGTCATACACCATCGCTCTTTGTGTATCCATAGCACCAGAACTAAACATCTGTTGTGCTGCTAATTTACTTGTTTCAGGGTCAGTTGGTCTGTAAAACATCTCTACTTGGTTCATTTTTTACGCCTCTTACGTTCTGCGTTAGTCTTAGCAGTGTGGCACTTGTGACACAGTACTTGATACCCTTCAGCTTCTATGAACATTCTTTCAATGTAGGTGTTCCAATCTACAAAGCCTACTTCTGGATCTACTACTGGGTCTATGTGGTCTACTGCTGCGTTATTACGTCTACGCTTCTTTCCTTCTAGCGGTGGTAGTGTAGCGGGAGAGCCTTTGCCACACTTGGCACACTTATAAACTCCCCTAGCTACTCTAGCCGCTGACTTAACATCGTGCTTTACACCCCACTTAGCGTGAGCCTGACGGAGTGCGGAGACGATAAAGGAACGAAAACGTGCTTCTGTCCATCTACCGTTATTCCTTGTCTTCATTGAAGCTCCATACCTCACCTTCGTAGCGTCTTAGCCAGAGCATCCTACCATTCTCTATCACTCTGGCCTCGTCACCATCGTACATCTCTACGCATTTGTCATAGAGTTCCTTCTCTGTAACACAGTCCTTCAATATCTTCTCTGACTTCTTATCGCCAATACCTTTGATACCTATGATGTTATCAATCCTGTCACCCATCAGTATCTGGCGGTAGAAAAAGCGTAAGCCGTCCTCTGGCTTTACATAGTACTTGTCCTGCTTTACAAAGTTGTAGTGCCATCCTGGTATCTGGTCAAAGTCCTTGTCTAACGTAACCATGATAGCCTTGTCACCATGCGCTGTTGCCTGTATAGCTATGGCATCGTCTGCCTCTTCTCCTTCAGTAACTACAGCAGCCCATTTGTCGATAAGGTGTTGGCGTAGTGCCTGAATATGCACTGGCTTTGCCTTATCTTTTCGGTTTCCTTTGTATTCAGCAGTGACGGCATATTCCTTGCGGAAGTTTCCTTTGCCAGTGAGATACAGAACATAGTAGTCTGTTTCCTCGTCTACGTTTAGCTGTAACAAGATGTCGGAGATGAAGCCATCGATGGTGCTGATGGCTGTCTTCTCTGATTCCTCGTTGCATGACCAACCTATGCGATAGACTAGAATGTCTGCATCAATTAAAATCACAACGCTTCGCCTAAGTCCACATCAGCTACGTCAGCACCGCCACCATAAGGAATGAGGTCAGTGACTACTAGCTTTAGCAGTGTAGGGCTACGTCCCGCTTGACCCGCAGGAGACTTCCAATCGTAGTAGCTTACTACTGCTTTGGCTTTAGAACCGTTGCCTACTAGGATGCCTTTGATCTCAGCACCGTCAGTGTCGTAGATGCGGATAGGGTGGCTAGACTTGGCGGTGATAAAGTCACCTTGGCCGTCTTTGTTTCGCACACTCAAGCCCATCATCTCCAGTGCCTCTACTGCTGCCTTGGATAGGTTAGCTAAGTCTACTTGGTACTTACCTGACATACGGTTTACTTCAGTCAGACTAGACCACATCATGTCTGCGTTGATTGTTACTGGTTTTGCTTCACTCATACTAATTACCTCTTGGTTGTTTTAGATCACAACTGATCTACATATATTATACCATGAATGGTACGGATTTGTCAATGTGTTTCAGCCCAATTGTTTCCTACATTGTACTCAGCATCAAGTGGGCATCGCAGGTCTAACACATCTCCTGCATTCTTGATTGCTCTTACTGCCGCTTTGCCTACTACATCAGCAAAATTCTCTGGTGCTTCTATCTGAAATTCGTCATGCACGTTGGCCACTAGTTTGTGCGGTATATCGTATCTATGTAATGACTCTGACAACAGCACCAGTGCCTGTTTCATTACAATAGCTCCTGCACCTTGTAGCAATGTGTTCAGTGCCGCATGTTCACTTCTTACACGCAAGCGTCTACCATCTAGTGCAGGTAGTGTTCCTGCTGTGGCGTGTTTAGCTACCTTCTCACGCAGTTTAGCCAGTGCGGGTGTGTTGCGTAGGAACGAGTCTATAAGCTGTTGTCCTTCTCTGTAGCCACCGCCTACTATCTGCCCTATCTTGGCTGCTCCTGCACCATACAGGAATGCGTAGATGAATGTTTTAGCTTGGTTGCGGTCAGTGAGTCCTGCCGCCTTCATGTTAGCTGTGTGGATGTCACCACTTAGTATCTCGTTAGTGTATCTCTCGTCACGCATATAGTGTGCAAGCATACGTAGTTCTAAGCCACTGGCATCACAGCCTACGAGTTTATGTCCTTCAGGTACACGCCAGAATGAACGACACTCTCTACCATACGGTGCAGACACTGATGGCACTTGCGCCAGGTTGGGGCTGTGGTGCGTCATACGGCCTGTCACAGCACCGTTGGTGATAACCCTACCATGCACCCTACCATCCTTCTCATGGGTTAACCAAGAATCTATCTGCGCGGCACGTTTCTGTAGCATCAGGTACTCGTATATCATCTTAGCTTCTGGTATGTCGATACCTTCTAGCACCTTCTCATTGACGATGGTAGCACCTTTCTCAGTCTGTAGCTTAAACTTCACACCTACACCTTCTAGGCGTTCTGCTATCTGCTTGCGAGAGCCTACGTTAAACTCTGTCACCTTGTCCTTCAGACGCTTCCCTGTCTTCTCGCTCCAACGCTCCTCCACTATTGGTGGAAACACTTTCTGTAGTTCCGCTGTTATCGTCCTCATCTTGTGTGTTATGTCTTGCCACAACAAAGTTGCTTGCTCTACGTCTAGCATGAAGCCGTTGCGCTCCTGTTGAGCCGTAATGATAGCTACCTTCCTTTCTAAATCTACGCATTGCTCTGAAAATTCCTCCCGCTTCAGTGAATCAGTTAAGTGTTTATACAGCCTAGTTGTTAGTGCTACATCTTGTATGCAGTAGTTCACCATCTCTTGTGTTAGTCCACCATCATAGTCATCAAAGTCTATCTTAGGATCGCCAAAGCGTTTGCCCCAAGAGTCTAGGCTATGACCGCCTTCCAGAGAAGGGTTGTATAGTCTGCTGAGTACTAGAGTGTCTATTAGAATGTCTACTGGAATGTGTATTCCCCACACTCTCTCTAGCACTGGCGCATCAAAGCCTATGATGTTGTGGCCTATAACGCCTTCACAGTTGAGCAGCAAAGTCTCTAGGGTGTCAGAGTTGTAATGCTCTAGCACCTCGCCAGTGTCAACGTCCTGAGTAACCACTACCCAGATGTTGTCGTGACTGGTATTTGTTTCTATGTCCAACGTAATCAACATAGTATTGCCTCGCTGTGGTGTCTTTGTTGCTGTGTCTGTTGTACGGATTTACGTACGCTAGTTGAGCCTTGCTCTCTTGCCTCTCACTTATCCAACTGCCAATCTTGCTCATATTCTTGACTCTCCATTACGTAGTCTGATTCTGACCGTAGGTCTTCTCTGTCGATAGTGTCAATGTCGTCAGTGTAAAAGTAGCAGTCATTGCACATATCTAAATACTCACCGCTTTGTGCGGATTTCCTAGTAGACTCAAAGTCTGATAAAGCCTTGTTACACGCTATACATCTCATTATAACATCCTCTCGCTTAAAACTGAATATGCTTTTGCTGCTGTCTGCGGGACTACTGCGTTTCCCAAGAGCCTAAGTCTGTCCACCCTGTTTCTATTCCCATCAAGTGTTCCACCCAGTAAGGGTTTAGTTTTCCAAACTGTTCTTGGTTGTTCCCACTCGTGTTGTTCTTGACCTGGCCCTGACGGCCAAGCCTGTCTTTTTGCATTTTGGGACGATCCACAGTCTGGCCATGTACCTCTGGGTGATTCGCCAAGCCTAGTTGTCCGTAATTCGGTCTGTTGCTTACCTTCTGAGCTTGCGCTACATCTGGAGTTGGCCACATTTTCTCCGCTGTCTCTACAGCATCCTTCAGCTTCGCTCCGTACCACGGGCTGTCGGGGTCTTTGCTGTGCTTCGATCTCCACTGTCCGTTGACTAGCTGTGTCGGGTAGCTTCCACCAGTTACATCGAACACCGTTGCGGTTGGCCATGATGTAAACTCGCTTTCGTTGGTGTGGTGCGCCAACTTCACGCGCTGAGAATATTCCCCACGCTGTGCTGTAACCATCTTCTTCCAAGTCGCTAATGACTGTGTTGAGTCCAAGCGAGATGTGGCCTTCGACATTTTCAAAGAAGCACTGAACAGGTCTAATTGTTTCAACGTGCTTTCTGATGTATGGCCAGAGGTGTCTTGGGTCATCTCCTCCTTTGCGCTTTCCTGCTGCTGAGAAAGGTTGGCAGGGATAACCGCCAGTGATGATGTCAACTCTGTCTCGAAACACTTCTGACGGGAAGGTTTTAATATCCGTGTAAATAGGTGCGGGAGGTAGCTGTCCTGTTTCCATTTTCGACACCAAGTTTGCAATGGCATAGGCTTCGATCTCCACATAAGCGACGACTCTATGTTCAAGCCCTGCAAGGTCAAGTCCTCTTTCGATTCCACCATATCCTGCACAAAATGCGATGACAGTGGGTAGTTCTTTGGTAGTATCCACATTGTTAATCTCCACGTTATAGACCTTCTTCTTTAATTTCAGTCATTCTACCTGTAGTCTGATCAAATAGCAACCCACCTGCCTTTCCTGTAGTGCCACAGAAGCGATTCTTTAGCACCCTGACATGGGTTGTATTCCTCTCTACAGGGTCATCAGCCTGACCATTTCTCTCCAGTCCTATCACCATATCAGATAGCTGTGCAATGGATGCAGAGCCTCTGAGTTGCGATAGACTGCTCACAGCACCTTCCTCATGGCCTTTGCCGTCTGGCCGCTTGAGGTGACTAACCATAAACAATGTTATGCCTGTCTCTTGCACTAGCATTCTCAGCTTGGTGCAGATTTCATCAAGAGCCTTGCGTTCATCACCGTTGCTCTGCGCTGACACAACAATACTAACGTGATCTAGAAACAGAAACTTTGTGTCTAACGCCTTAGCCATGTAGCGACAACGTGCAATGATGTTATCAACACTGGTGCTACCAAAGTGGTCAAATAGATAGAGTCTGTTAGTAC